TCCAGTTCCAGGTCCAACAGCAACAATTCCACGCTCAACTGGACATTCTCCAATGTCACCAGCTGAAAGGTTAAGAGTTTGTCCTGCTGAAGTGGACTTTGTTCCTGATAGTTCATCAGAGCTATAAGCAAGAGCCAAAAGAAGGTTCTCAAGGGTAGCCTCAGCAAAAGCAGTAGCAAGATTTACTTGCATGCCTTGCTTGTACAACTTAGCAACGTCAAGAATTTGATCAACCTGTACTTCACCGAAGTCTGGTTGGAACTGTAATTCAAGACCGTTCATGGTATAGCCCACATTTGTAAAATCTACTTCGTCAGCAAGAGTCTCTTTATAAGACTCGCTTGAAGTAAATGCGGGTAGCGATGTTGAAGTCAGAGTAGTATCTGCTACAAAAAGCGCTGCAGCACCAACAATAATGTTAGTTGACGTACCACGAGTATATGCCATTTTTTCACCTCTACTTTCAATAGAATATATATGAAGTTTTGGCGGGTTTCCTCCCCATAATTATAACAGTATTTTTTAGGTATATGGATAGTTTATAGGATCTTTGGTATGGTAGTCATACTCTATAATTAGTTTATTTGCAAATACCGTTCGGGCAGAGGCTAGCTCAAGAATATCCCTAGTTTCATCAGCTTGATATACTCTTATATTATGAAAATATACATTAAATGGCAATTCTGAGGTAGAAGCATCTGCACAAAATGCATTCATATCTTGGGCCGCTGAGTCTTCACGGTCAAGAGCATCTGTAATAATTCTATGAGCATCCATTATTTTTGAAAGATCTGTACAATATAAATAATAGACAATTTGTTCTCTTTTACGACGATAGAATGGTGTGGGACGAAATCTAATTAATCTTTCATATTGTATTAATAATGGATCATCAATTCCAGGAGCACCTATATAGTTTTTAAAAACTTCTTCTATGTTAGTGGGTGATGTAGGAAATACTGGAGTCATTTGTTCTGTACCAGCTAAAATACCAAATAACTGAAGTTGACCAACTACATATTGATTAACAAAAAATGGTGGAAATGCTGTATCACGAACATTTGGGGTATATGAACTCATATGCCTATTCTACCTCAATCTTAGCGTTTGCTATCCATTTAAAACCAGTAGATAAACCTTTTGATCTACCCTGTTTTGCACCAGCAGAAATATTTTTCTTATATGCAACTGGTTTATTTATATAATCAAAAATTCCGCTTGACTTTAAAAATGCTTGAGTAAAATATTTTTGCATAAACTCATCAAATATTCTTTCAAAACCACCTTGCACTTGTTCTCCTCCAGGATTTCTAACAGTAATTGGTTTTTTTACAAACACTGTATTTCCACCTTCATAAAATCTTAATGGCCTATTTCCTTTTGGCTTTATTACAACTGGTATACCCTTTTCCATAATTCTTGCTTTATCGTAAAATGGTTTTGATGAGTCTGCTTTAACAGTAGTAGATTGTTTAAAGGTTGCATTTACTGATAAACCAATATTGCTAACGGTATACTGTAAATCAAATAATCTTGATTCTGGACTTCCAGTTCTATACCATTCATATACATGGTGTAGTGCTAATGAGTTTGACTTTGCTTCAACATCTATGTATTGACCTAAAACATATATTAAACCATTGCCAAGATTATCTAAAAAAATCTTTTTCCCACGCTGAACTCCATCTAAAAAACCAAATGAATAGTTAACAACATTTATTAATGTTTTTTCTAAACTATTTGTAGTAAGTGATACACGCATTAGTCGCCTACTGCTTGATTTTCAGTTCTTCTCAAAAGAATTTTAAAATATTCAATAGACCCAAACGGACCAATAAATGGTTCAACGGTAGCAACTTCATATATCGTACCTTTGTTATTTCTTGGTCCTGCCGTTTCTTTATATATTAGAACATTGTCTATAGATCTTATATTTGTTATTAAAATATTTGTTATTGCATTATTTTCATTATTAGATGAAATTCTAATATCAGACTTAGATCTTGATATTAGTTTATTCTCGTATTGTAAAAATTCTGCAGGTTTAATATCTTCTGCTCCAGCTCCCCCAGCTGGGGTTGCATTAATAGAAACTGTTCTATCAAATACCCAATTCTTGTTAGGTTGTCCATATTGATTTTGTGTAATTATTGGATAATATATATCTGCTTTCATTGGAAAAATAAAATCAACATCACAAGAGTTCATTATAAAACTCCTGGTGTGCCAAAGTTGGTAATATACTTTTGTAGTATTTTATCTACTAGGATATTTCCTGTTCCATCTAAAGCAGATTTATCAATTTGAATCTTATACTGATCTGTATTATATGATGTTATATATCTTTTGTGATATTCCATTTTGCCACATTTAATATCATTAATTAACATTAATGCTGCATCTTTAATATCATATGGAACTACCTTATACCCAGTTTCCAAAGAGAATAAATAATTCCATCCTGTTGGAAAAGTTACTCCTGGAGCAACTGCAAATGTAACAGTGCTATCTTCTGTATCATACAAATAATAAGAATCTGATTCTGAAAGAGGTACACCTTTAGGAGTTCCTACTTGACGAATGTATGAGTCTTCTTGCTGCACCCAATCTTTTATAATTGCTGTTTTATCTTTTGTAAGTAAATAATTCCATTGCCCCTGTGCTTGCGGACTATCATTATAGTCCCAGGCAAGTTCATTATTTTCATATGCCTTTAATATTTTATAAGTGCGATCCCAAACTGGCATAAAATCAGTTCCATTTCCAGACGTTTCATACCATGATCTTTCATAATAAAATCCGCCAGGTACAATTGAATCTATAATTGCTCTAGCAAGACCTTCGTGTGCAGTGTACTCTGCTATTTCTGTAGCGGTAGTTCCAAGAGTTTTTGGATCCACATATGGTCTCATAACCTCAAGATTATCTTCTACAATAATTTCTGCTTGTTCGCCTTCATCAGATTCATAAATTGCTAAATAGTATGATTCATCATAAGTGCTAAAAAGAGATGGAAGCGTATACTCTAATTTAGAATCTGCAGTTGATGCTATTGTTTCTTCTACCTCTACCACATTTCTTGAGCTGTCTTGAATAACTAAAATATAATCTGTTTCCGCTAGTGGAACATCATATGATATAGAGAGCGGATATGGTGGTAAGCGTAGTAGTTGCATTAGATTTTACCGTAATACTTGGCCACTTCTTCTGGTGTTGCTTGACGAACACTCTTGTGAGTTAGCCATTTAACGGATGCCTCCTTTGTAATTATATTATAGCCCTTTTCAAGAGCCCCTACCCCATTCCAATGAATATTGCGATTTGAATAAACAGCAACTTTTTCTTTTGGATTTTCTACTTTCTTAGATTCTTTTTTTTCATCTTCTCTAGGAACAAAAGGCAATATGGCCTCTAATATTTCTATCTTTGTATTTGCACCAACTAAATCTATTTTATTTTTTTTTGCATATGACTTTAATTGTGGCATTGTCATTTTACTAAATTTATCTACTACTTCTTTTGTTGTTGACATAAATCCTCCACTGCTATTATATCAGAGTTACTATCTTCTAAATGTTTGTGGTTTTCTTATACCAGCAGGAGTTCCACTCATTATTATATTTTCTCCAAAGTTTGCTGTAGGGATACACCCCATTGCAAATCTTTCTGTAATAATTCCATTGGGTCCACTAATAACTGTTCCTATGCCACCAGCAGCTATTGCTCCATCACCACTGTGTTGATGATTTATAGTTGGATTTCCTGGATATGACATTTGTTCTCCTAATGATTAAGGAGGGCAACTTACGCTGCCCTCCCTAAACTTTTAGTTTTTACAAACTATGCGGTTGGGTCAACTGCTGCATCCGCATAAGCGACTGCATCAAGCTCTTCCCATTGCAAACCAAAGCGGACGAATACTGTGTATTCAATTGTATCCTTCTTTGGCTTGTATTCACGATTTACTGTGATATCACGCTGGAAGCCCCAAACACGGTTTGCAGGGAATGTCAAGTCGACATAATCTGCTGGGTAGTAAGGTACTTCCATTACGTTGACACCGAGAACACGTGTTGTACGTGCTCCACCGAGTGTTTGGCCAACGCCGTCTAGGTATTGCTGACG